TTGATGGCATTCAAGGTTCATCCATTGTCACTACAACTACAATCACAAATCATTCTTTGAATCCAAAATTTGCAACTACAATTGGATTTGGTAACGATGCAGAAATTTTAAAATTTAATGATGCAAATTCTGAAAATAGAAGTGGATACTGGTCAAGCAAAGATGGATTTTACGTTCAGGGTGATGGTGGTAGTGTTAACAATGTTGTATTAAAGACTGGTAACTTAGATGTCAATCAAAGCGCATATGTTGTTGGTGTATTAGGTTTAGGCACTCAAGCTACAACAACTTCACATGCAGTTCGAGCTGATCGGTCTATTTCCACTGGTTCTGGTCTCACGGGGGGCGGTAACTTAACTGCTAATAGAACTTTGTCTGTTGATGGGACTGTAATACGTACCACTGGTAACCAATCGATGTCAGGTACTAAGACATTTACTGGTGCAATTACTATTGGTGCGGGAGTAACTTTAGCTGAATCGACTGACAGAGCTGATTTGTTGCAAATCACATCTAACACTTCTGGTTGGGGTGGATTACAAATCCGCAACTCATCTAATGAAGGCCGCTGGTCGTTTATGACTGACGGTGCTGCTGCAGGTCTTTATGATGATGAAAATAATGACTGGGCTGTCCATATGACAGAGTTGGGAGCTGTTCAGTTGTATCACTCGGGCAACGCTAAACTTGCTACTACCAGTGGTGGTGTAACAATAACTGGCACTCTAACAGCAACCGCATTTTCAGGTAGCGGAGGATCGTTGACAGCCTTAAACGGCTCTAACATCACAACAGGTACTGTCGCAGATGCACGCATTGCATCTACTTTAGTTAGAACGTCAAGAAGCATTTCCACTGGTTCTGGTTTAACTGGTGGCGGTAATTTAACTGCTAATAGAACTTTTGCTGTTGATTCTACTGTTGTTAGGACTACTGGTAACCAAACAATCGGTGGTATTAAAAAATTCACTAGTTACATTAACTTCGATAACACTGCATTGGTTGCTAGTTATGCTGATGCCAATAATATAGATCATATTTGGCACGACGATGGTGGTAATGCGTGGCATTTTGTATCAGATAGTTCGTATAAAGCGACAGGTAACTCAAAACTTGTGATTGGTCAAGCCACAGCAACTAGCCATGCTGTAAGAGCTGACAGATCAATTTCTACTGGTTCTGGTTTAACTGGTGGCGGCAACTTAACTGCTAATAGAACTTTGTCTGTTGATGATACAGTTGTTCGTGTTGTTTCTTTAACTAATATGGCTAGTATTGTTGATAATGCTACTAATAACGGACAGGTTGTAATTTTGTTATTCCCTTCTTCAGGAAGTAGTGCTCACAATGCTATTGGTAATATAAAAACTCAAAGATCATCTGGTAATAAACATACAACATTTGCTCATTTTTCTTACAGCTCAAGAAGCAGCAACCCCGCTAATCCCGATTTAATTATGAAACAATCACGAGGTCTTCAAGGTACTGTCAATAGATGGAGATTTGCTACCTGTGATTATCAAGGAACTAATTGGGCTTGTTTATATTATGACGGTGATAGGTATAGTGTAAGTACATGTTGGATTACTTTACAAACTACATATACTGGTTCTAATTTTCTTACAGTAGTTGGCGTTCCTGCAGTAACAAATTTGACAGTTTTAAGTAGTGGTTATGGTGATCATTTATTTGACGGTGATATTAGTGCAACTGGTGATATTACTGCATATTATTCTGATGAAAGATTAAAAACAAGATTAGGTGATATTGAAAATGCGCTAGAAAAAGTTTCGAGTCTTGATGCATTTTACTTTGAACCGAATCAAACTGCTATTGACTTGGGTTACAAAAAAGAAAGGCGAGTTGGTATATCGGCACAACAAGTTCAAAGTGTTATGCCCGAAGCAGTAAAAGCGGCAGCCATTGGTGAAGGATACTTATCGGCACAATATGATAAGTTAGTTCCTTTATTGATTCAAGCAATTAAAGAACAAAATTCTAAAATAGAGCGTCTAGAAAAACTGGTAGAGAATTTATTAGCCAATAAATAGTATGTTCTTTCTAATTGACAAAATGCTTAAATACATAACATAGGAGTAAAAAATGGCTATTACATATAGTTGGAAAATTATAGGTTTAAAGACCAAGGACGAAGGACCAAATAAGAGTGCAGTAATTCAAACCTACTGGCAAAAAATCGGAACAGATAGCCATGGCAATGAGGGAATTTTCAGCGGTGCAACACCGTTCTCTGCTGCTGATATGGACCCAGAAGATTTTATTCCATTTGAAGAACTTACTGAACGCACAGTCATTGACTGGGTTAAAAAAGTAGTTGTAGGTTCATACGAAGAACACGTTAATGAACAAATTCAAAATCAAATTGACGAAAAAAATTCTAATCTTCAAGAACCTGGTCTTCCATGGAAAAAACCCGAAGAAGAACCACCGCAACCAGAGTAATTTATGGCGTTACCAGCAACCGGAAATACTATCACAATGAATCAAGTGCAGACATTTTTTGGAAGAACGTCGGCATCAACAGTATCACTCCGATCTGACCTAGGTCCCAAAATTGGAATAACAAGTGGTGATATTTCGGTAAGTGCTGATTTTGGCGGATTATCGTTTCCGTTGATTACAACCGGCTTAGTATTATATCTTGATGCCTCTAATTCTAGTAGTTATCCGGGTACGGGTGCAACATGGTTTGATTTAACTGGATATAGTAATAATTTAACCTGGAATTCTCAACCTACGTACAATAGCAATGGATATTTTGTTTTTAACGGTACAAGTAATTACGGCACTGTAACAAATAATAGCTCGTTAAATTTTAGTGCTGGACAAACTATTGTAATAGGAATGTATCATAATTTTACTTCCGGAAGACGTAATCCGTGGGACCAGGCATACGGCGGTTACGGAACTTGGACACATGAATCTGGAAATTTTATTAATCATTACTTCGGTGATGCTTCAAAGCACATGGTATATTAATTCAACAAGCAGTGGTGCGATTGCTCATTCCTATAGTACATTAGCAGCAACATCGGCAAATATTCGAATAGGACGCGGATATGCAGGCTATTGGCAAGGTAGTATGGCTTTTGTTGCAGCTTATAATAGAGCATTAACAGCAGCTGAAGTAACAAGAAACTTCAATGCTATTAGATCTAGATACGGAATTTAAATCAAAAACATTAAACACTTTAAAATAACGCTATAAATAGATGACTATAGGAGTATCTAATATGTTGTCTAAATACGAAATCGAAAATGTGATTTTAGCTGAACAATATACTAAAAGTAGAAAAATTTTAACTTTAAATTCTCTTGAACCAACAACTGAAAAAGAAAAAGAATTAATCCAACAAGTAAAAGAAAAAATTTTAAAAGACAAGTCCGAAAAGGATGTCCTTGATCATCTCGAATCAGAAGAAACCGAATATTGGATCAATTACTTTGGTAATCGTGCTGCTGCTGATCTCATCAGTCTAGGAAAAGTTCAGCCCGAGACGATGTTAGCAATGTCACGCCTGTCTGAAAAAGATTTTACAGAAGCAGTTAAAATCGCTACAAAATCTGCAAGAAGAATCAATAATATTGTCATAGAAGCAGAAGCCGAACTTAACATGAATTTAATTCCAGAAGAGTTAATATGAGTGTAGCAATTTGTACTCCTAATAGAGGACAGGTTGAAGCAGGGTATGCAAAATCTCTTGCTAATTTAACGGCAAATTTATCTAAAAATAACATAGAACATGAAGTTTTCATGACTCTGGGTTCTGTTGTTAGCCAGTTAAGAACAGATATTGCATCGTTAGCTCTTAAGAAAAATTTCGAATGGTTATTGTGGCTAGATAGTGACATGCATTTTCCTCATAATACATTTAACAAGTTGTTAAATCATAATAAAGAAATAGTTGCTGCAACTTATAGCACACGGTATAAACCTCAAAGAAGTGTTGCGTTTGTTGATAATCAAGATTTAGACAAACGATTAGAAATAAAGCAAGGTCTGTGTCCGGTATGGGCGGTTGGTATGGGATGTATGTTAACACATAGATCAGTTTTTGAAAAATTACCAAAACCATGGTTTAATCACGATTGGGATTTGCAAACAGAGTCCTTTGTTGGAGAAGATATATATTTTTGTAAAACTGCCGGACAATACGGATATACAGTTTACGTAGATACAGATCTTAGTAAAGAGATAGGCCATTATGGAACAAAAATATTCTTATTACAAGAAACATATGATTACTAAATTTCAAAAAGAAAAAGTAAGGTCGACTATTTTTGATGCGTTAAAAAAAGACATCTATGGTCATTACCCGATTGTAATTGCTGATGACCCTAGCGATTATGATCAAGTCAAACAGTACAAACATCTAGCTGATTATGTATGGTTAGTAGAATCTGGAATAAAAGTTTCTAAAACATTTCCGTGGCATTTTAGACCACCAAAGAATTCTCAAGAAACTGTTTTTAGATTTCCGTATGTTTATAAAATGTCAAGACGAATATTTGATTGGCATAAAGTACAATTAGTATCGACTGACTTATCAAAAGTTAGAGTTTCAAAACAACAATTTGTTTGTGGAGAATATGATCCTTATAGAGGTAAAAAGGAATTCGATAAATTTTTTCTTAAAGAAAATCCTAATCTGTCTAGATTCGATGAAATAAAAGAGTTATATCCTGATGTTACTATAGTAAAAACAATAGATGATGCAATAGAAAAATCAACTACTGACATGTTTTGGTTAATTCCTGACGACGTTGTAATTAATGATGGATTTAATTTTGACTACGTACCAGATGAATGGAGCTATAATTATTGTCATATGTTCCAAAATGGCAGAAAGAAAAATTACAATGGATTAGTATTGATTCCGAAAAAATATAAACCTACTAACAGAGAAATAAAGTATAGACATTATGCAAGTAAAAAACTAGTTAATATTCCTGCAACACGTCCGGCAGAATACGAAATTTTCACAATTAGCACTTACGAAGAATTTATAGAAGCACAAAAAAAATCAATAACAACTATGTTTTGGGTTATTAGACCCGATTTAGAATTACGTGATGATTTTGATTTTGATATGCGTGTGCCAAAATGGGAGGAAGAATTTGTTCATGTATTTCTAAATGACAAGTCTTATGATGGAGTTGCATTATTTTCTGTCAATCATTTTATATCAAGAAAAGAATTTGAGAACAGACTCTATCTAAACAAAAAAGAACACGATATCGTAGCAAGTCGGCCAATGCAGTATGAAGTATATACTGGAAATTAATTTATATGTTCAATTTCCAGTGCGATGATAGTTTCAATTTTAGTTTTGATGATTGCATTGTTGAGTGTTGCTTTTAATCCAGAGTGCAATTGTTTTGGTAGATCCAATGTTTTGGCCCAGCACACAGTGTCAACTGTGGACGGAATAAATTCCTTTTCAACTAGACAAATATAAGTGCCGTATTCAAACCCACGATCTTTTGATAGATATAATTCAATAGGAACAACTTTTCCTTTTTGATATTTTTGAAAAAGATGCTCGGCGTCTGATATTAATCCGTTGTTTCTCGGAAAGGTAGGAACTGTCCATTGATGATTTTCTAATATCAACAATATTCTTCCAGTAGACTTAGACAGATAAAGTAATCCTGCACGTGATTGCATACAATTACTTATAACGGATCTAAGTCAAACCGCCAGTAACCTGATTGATATTCGCCTTCAAAACTTTTAAGCCACTGTGATTCGTTCCATTTGTATTGAATACCCGTTCTTAGATTTGTAAAGTAAAGACTGGTTTCTTGAAATTTTGGATTCTCTGGCGGAGGGAGTCTATTATTTGTTCGATTAATATTTTCCACAGCCTTGTAAACTCGTTCGTTATAAAATACAATCTGATTTTCATAATAAACAACAGTTGAATCGTATGGTAGACTGCTGGCCTGCCATACTTGCGTTAATACTTCCCACTGTGATCCAGACCACTCTATAATAGAATTAGCCGGAATAACCGGATCACTACCATTGAGATTTTTCCAAGCATCTGGACCATCATAAGAATATACCGGAGGACCGTCTACATCACCGCCTACATTTTTACTATTGTTAACATCGTCGAGTATTAAGTATCTTGTCCCGACTGGGATGTCGGCAATAGAACCAAATACTTCTGAAGGATCGTATCTGTAAGGATCTATAATAGCATCTACAGTAGTTTTTCCTAAAGGAAATGCTGTACTGATCACAACTGTATTGTTTGGTTTATCTTCAATAGACACTAAAAGAAATGACGGATCGATCTCATTAACAACAAATGTTCCTCTAATTTCATTACCGTCTGGTTGCTGAAAATAAATCATACTTATGCCAGGAGTGTATCCGCCGTACAATTCTAAAACTTCACTCCAATCAAGTTTGTTACCTGATTTTTCCGGCATCTCGTACCCAGTACTTGTGACAACATCATCTACATCTAGCACACTTAGATTATAATCGTAGTCTTGCCCGTTGTCGCTCTTTAATAAAAGTACACCGTAATTATTTGGGGTTTCGGTTAACTTGATGTCGCCTTCCGATTGATTAAAAATCAAATCCTCGAGACCCAACACATCTCCAGAGTCGCTAAAAACATTCATGATAACATTTCGAATAACTCCTAATTTTTTAACCTTAGCTGGAGGAGTGATATACATAGGCATCTTAAATTCAAGAGTCATTACGTCAATTTCACTTTCAGTACCTTGAGGAATTGACCTTGAGCTGAAGATAATATTTTGTAAATTGACCACACTAAGGCTAGTCCAATCAATATAATTATCGGTTGTTTGAATAGCAAGACTAGGATTAAACAGAACCATTATCTGTTCAAATAATTGAAGTTTTTGATCGATATTACTGGTCCATATGTCTGCTTTCATAGTTAGATTGAAAGGAGTCGGCATCAATCTTTCAATGGTATATCCACCACCTTGACTATTATTATAGATAATTTCTCCGTCAACGTTTTCCCAGTCACGTTCTCTAACATTCATTTTGCTAACAAATGTCGAATCACTTAGACGAGTATTATCAAGTTCCAATCCGGTTATATAACAGGCAATCCTTGGAACAGTTGGTAATTTGTTTTCAGAATTTTCTTTGATAATACTGGCAACCTGTCGACTCATGTCTCCGTACATAACAGGAACGTGACGAAGTTCACCGTCTCCTGCTTTGTATTTAAAACCAATGAATATACGCATAAACTGTGAAACATATCTTCTTATCTGCCCATCGTAAAAATATTGAATAATAGTACATCGGCGTTAAACCGAAGCCTCCTTAATATACCAAATTCGAACCCCATCTATCAGTTTCCACCCTTTAGTTCCTTTATTTTTCCACTTATAGTTTTTTCCTAAATTTGAACCTGGATTTAAAAAGACATGTTTCTTGTGAGGTTTTGTTTTTTCTACTCCGTCCCCTTCAGCACGGCGACGAGCATGTGCAGCTTTTTGTACCTCGCTCATACGCTTTTTACTGTCTTCCGAATGTAATCTATTTCCGCCGGGCTGTCTGAGATTGAAACCATTATTAATAGAATCAAATTTTCCTACATATTTTTCTTCTAATAAATTCAAATCGTCTAAAGAAGTTGCAGTATCAATAACTTCAAATGTAAATGATTCTATGCCATATTTTCTTATAGCATTATGAAAATGATATTTTTTAGAAGTATATCTACTATTAGAAATGTGTTCAAGTCTTCGACGATTTGGTTCTTGAATAGTTTGTCCTATATAACATCTTCCAGTTTCTTTATGTGTAAATTTATAGATATACATTAATCGTCTGCCTTAGGTCTTAAAATTTTACTTAGAGCTTGTTTTTCAGGAACAATCTTGTTGTTAATTCTGTCAATATTATCGTTATTAATAAATGATGTCTTTTGTGTCTGTCTAACTTCTTTGTCTAAGAATACATCATCGGGTGATCCACCAGGTTTGACATCGCTTTGTCCCATATTGCTCATAGTCATACGCACATTGTCTTCCATTTTAACCCATCTAGTACCATTGTATCTAAAAAGTCTGTTAGGCAAATAATCAGTTCGAAGGCAATATTGTCCTTCAGTTGCAGTAACAGGAAAACTAATGCCAGCAGTAAATGGAGCACCGTTTGGAGGTTGCCCGTCGCCGACTAGCCATTGCCCTGCATAGTCGTCATATTTCGGAAAATCAAATGTAGTTGAAGATACAACACCGGTGTATATAGGATCACCGTTGACATCAAATAATAGATTGCCTTGTTCATCGGTTGCTTGAATTTCTTGATCGACAGTTATCTCGTCGTTATCGACTTGCAGTAATTCAACCCTGCCGGATTCATCTTTTTGTATAGTATAAAATTTACTAGTATCCCATCCACTTTTTGGAGCATCAGCTTCTGCTTGATTGAGCACAGCACTGGTAATTTGCATTTCGGTGTTGTATGTACTGATAATATCTCGCAAACTGTCTGCCAGTTCCCAATTTTCAGCATCAGGCGGAGAACTAGTAGTACCTTCGGGTCCTGCAATACAAGTATAAGACTGCCCGTTCTCTCCAGTTACAACATCGCCTGGATAATAGATGACCCCGTCTTCCCATGGACCCAAACTGTTATCGGAATCAGCAACACTATCAAGAATATCTTTAAATTCTTCGCTGTCGACTAACGGTTTACATTTGGCACGATATAAGTGTGGATACCAAGTGACTGAAAATCCTTCTGCTGCACGATTAACTTCTTCGATCACGTAGAATCTTTTGAGAGCAAAAGATAAATCATTCAATGCCCATTCGTCTTTCAAGTGAGGTAACTCAATAACATCTCCCGCAATTATTTTTCTGCCTAGTTTTTCGACAGTATCAGTAATGTGAAACGTGATAAAAATTGTATCATTTTGTAAAAACAAACCAAACTGACTTAGATTAAAATCAATATCACTGATGTTATATACACCTCGAAGGACATATACATCATTGTCATACTTGCGACTACGATTTTCTAAAAACAGCAGATCCTGTATTTGAAACGGATCATCTTCGGAGTAAATCGGCTGACTAGGAGTTGCTTCTCGAACAAATTCCCAATAATCTGTGTCTGGCGGCTCTTGCCCTGTGTTCTGAATAACTGCTTTATAAACAATGTTATTTTTGCTAACTAACATCCCAGATGTATAATTTAAGGTGCTGTTCCATTCGGTAACAGATCCCGGACCTAGATATTTGTGTATCAAAACATCGACGCCGCCGACTTGAAACATTTCCCAAGCAGTTTTGTCAATAAATTTAAAATCGTTACCCTTTTGTGGGCGGTAAAGTGAGAGTCTCGGCATAGTACTATTATTTATTGCAACGAATAAATAGTTATATGAGCCAAAATGATCAAGCCCGCCAGAGTGTATATGACTATTGCCGTACAATGTTAGGTGACGGTATGATTGATATAGAATTAGATCCTGTTCATTATCAAACTGCATTAGACAGAGCACTGGGTGTATTCCGTCAACGTAGTGACAATGCTGTAGAAGAAAGTTATGCATACTTGACATTGAAAGAAGAACAAAATGAATATATTTTACCTAAAGAAATTCAACAGGTTAGACAGATATTTCGTCGAAGCATAGGCTCAAGATCCGGTGGTGGTAATGGCGGTACGGTGTTTGAACCATTTAATATGGCTTATACTAACACCTATTTGTTAAGTAGTACTAACATGGGCGGTTTATTAACTTACGAATTGTTTGCACAGTATCAAGAACTTGTAGGAAAGATGTTCGGATCGTTTATTAATTTTACTTGGAATTCACAAAGTCGTAAATTGATAATTCAACAGCGTCCTAGAAGCGACGAAGAAGTACTGCTGTGGGTCTATAATGTTCGTCCAGATTTTAATATTATCGAAGACACCTATGCCGGGCAATGGATCAAAGATTACAGTCTAGGTAACTGTAAAATTATACTCGGCCAAGCCCGTGAAAAATTTGCATCGATTGCTGGTCCGCAAGGCGGTACTGCACTAAACGGTGCTAGTCTTAAAGCTGAGGGGCAAGCAGATATTGATAGATTAACAGAAGAACTTAAAACATCAGTTAGCGGCGGTCAAGGCTATTCTTGGATTATTGGCTAGATTATGCGAGCATTTGAATTTTTAACAGAAGACGACGAAGAACAATACGAAGCTCGTGCTGCATTCGGACGTGTTAGACCTAAGGCTAAAAGTTCTGCTTACAAAATGAAATTCCGCTGTACCAGTGGTCCTAGAAAAAGTCGTATTGTAAGCCATCCTAGTCAGTGTTTTGCTCACCCAAATGTAGCACAATCTCAAAGAATGAAAAAGACTCGTGCTCGTACAGCACCTGCTCAGGCTCGCAAAACCAAAAGAGCAAAAAAACAAAATATAGCCAGCAGAATTGTTAGACAGTTAAACAAATTGATAAAATGATAGCTATAATTGCTCCTTTCTTTCTGCCTTGTATTGTATTGTCTTGTTGGCCCTATATACTATTGACATATAGAAGATAATCTTGTAAAATTTGTCTAAGAGGAGACAAAAATGCAAATTATCGGTGTTGTAGGTTTTATCGGAAGTGGTAAAGATACAGTAGCAGATTATCTACAGAATTTTCACGAATTTAGACGAGAATCGTTTGCATCGACATTAAAAGATGCTGTAGCCGCAGTATTTGGATGGGACAGAACACTACTTGAAGGCCGTACAAAAGAAGCACGGGAATGGCGAGAAACAGTAGATTCTTGGTGGGCTGAAAGATTGAGTATGCCTACACTTACTCCTCGATGGGTATTACAATACTGGGGCACGGAAGTTTGTCGTCGTGGGTTTCACGATGACCTCTGGATCGCTAGTCTAGAAAACAAGTTACGAAATAGTAAAGACAATGTAGTAATATCAGACTGCCGTTTTCCTAACGAAATTAGTGCAATCAAAAGAGCAGGCGGTAAGATATTTTGGGTACAGCGAGGTATGTTACCTGATTGGTATGATATTGCACTTAAAGCAAATCAAGGTGATATTAAATCTATTACCGAGTTAAAAGATTTAGGAATACATAGTTCGGAAACAGCGTGGATCGGAACAGACTTTGATGTTATTATTGATAACAACGGATTGATCAGCCAGCTTTATACAGAATTAGAAGATTTGATTAACGACCAAACACTAGAAGTCAGCAATTAAATCACCTTGTCTCCACTTTACTCCTTCTTTTTGCAGTATTCGTTGACAATTAGCACAAATAGTTTTGAGATTTGCGGAGCGGCAATTGTCTAAATTGCCGTCTATGTGATAAACATCAAATTGCTCATTATATTTGCTTTCGAATCCGCATTTTTCGCATATAGTTTTTTTCTTATAACCTGATTGAGCCCATCTTGGTTTTTTAAGACGGGCGCCTTTGGCACAACTATCGCACTGAGATCTATAAAAAACCTTGTCGTTTTTATAATAATTAATACCACAAGGCTTTTTTCTACAAGTTTTACATAAAGAACGCATTTTAATATTTATTAACAGTCCTTTTCGTGCCCTTTTGAAATTGCTGTAACAGCCCTTTTTTTCTGTTTGTCACTAAATAGTTATATCAACTATTACCAGGAGAAAAGGGTATGTCACTACAATCGCCCGGCGTAGAAGTTACAGTAATTGACGAGAGTTTTTATACTCCAGCAGCACCAGGAACAACTCCTCTTATTGTAATTGCAACCGCAGAGAACAAAACAAACGCAGCAGGAACAGGGACTGCTGTTGGTACATTAGCAGCTAATGTAGGCAGAGCGTTTAGAATTACAAGTCAACGTGAACTTGTAGAATCATACGGTGTTCCATTTTTTGAACAAACTGTAAATTCGTCACCAGTACACGGTGGAGAGCGAAACGAATATGGTTTACTTTCTGCTTACAGTCTTTTAGGTGTTACTAACTCAGTATTCGTAGTTAGAGCCGATGTTAACCTAAATGACCTAGCACCTGAAACAACAACCCCGGGAGCAGAACCACTTGACGGAGCTTGGTGGTTTGACATCAACAACAGTGTGTATGGTATTCAAGAATGGAATGGCGCATCAGCAAGCACAACAAATGGCCAAACATTTACATATCAATTACCGATTGTTTTAGGGAATGATGAAATATCTAAAATTGATCCGCTAACAAATAAACCCAAAACATCAGTTGGTTCTATTGGCCAATACTGTGTTGTTGCATTAGAAGTTGGCAAAGGATCAAACTTTGATGCTACAAAAGAAACTGTCAAAGTTTACTACAAGCGTTATGACAATTCGTGGGTATTAGTGGGAAGCAATGATTGGACTGCTGCTCATCCTGCAGTATTCAGTTCAACTGCTGTCAAACAATCATTATCAGACGGTGACTTCGTAATCAACAATGTTACTATCTCAGTAACCACAGGCGACGACCTAACAACACTGGTTAGCAAAATTAACTCTGCATCGATTGATGGAGTTGTTGCTCGAGGAGTTAATAACAGACTATATCTTTATACTAACGGTGCAAACGATGTTGCAGGTGATTCTAGCTTATCGAATGCTGTTGTTATCGATCCAGGAACATTTGATTTAGACGAAATCGGAATTACTGACGGAGTTTATTACGGCCCAGTGCTTCAAATGAGTCCTCACACACAGGTACCTCAATGGAAAGAAACTGGCACAGGTCAGATTAAACGTCCTACAGGTTCTGTATGGATTAAAACAACAGAACCAAATGCAGGCGCCCGTTGGAGAATCAGTAGATACAGCAGAAATTTACAGTCCTGGACAGGACTATCTGCCCCTCTTTATGAAAGCGGGCACGCCGCACTGTATTTTCTAGACCGTGCAGGCGGCGGCGTTAACATTCCTGTTGACAGCTTATTTGTACAATACAATGCTAACGAAGAAACAGGATTTGACACTACTCCAGCTACAGCTGAATTTAGAATGTGGAGACGTTCTACAACTGGCAGAACTGTTGTAAAATCTGCTGTTATTGCAGACGGATCAATACAACCAGGTACATCGACTTTTACAGTAAATGAATTTGTAAAAGGTGTGTTAACTTTAAATACCGCAACGGTGACATTTACAGCCGCAGGTACAGCAGATGATGCTGAAGCGATAGCTACTGCAATTAATGCGGCAAGGTTAAATCATGTTGAAGCAGATGTTAGTGAAAATAATGAACTGCTTGTTTATCACAATACTGGTGGCGATATTAGATTTACAGACAGCACAAACACACCGTTAGCTTCTATCTTCACTGCATTTAATATCAACACAGGCGCAGGAACAGCCAATCTTTATGCTGCACCAAGCGGATCGCCTGCAACTTTTATTGCAAGCAATTGGCAACCATTATTTGTTGAAGATCTGGCTGCGTCCGAGCAAGAGCCTTTAGAGGAACCAGCTGACAGACAAATGTGGTATAATCCAGGTTTCGGCGAAGTTGACATGATGATTCATGACGGCACAACTTGGGTAGGATACAGAAGTTCTTCAAGCCCGTATTATTCAATTGTTGAGGATGAAAAAACTGATCCGAATGGCCCTATTGTTTCAGCTTCCGAGCCAGATACACAAAGCGACGGAACGATACTAGCAAACGGCGACCTTTGGATCAGTACTGCTGATCTAGAAAACTTCCCAACAGTTTATCGTTGGAACGGGTTAACACTCGAATGGGTACTGTTAGATAAAACAGACCAAACAACTGAAGACGGGATTCTTTTTGCTGATGCTCGATACGGGTTAAGTGGAGAATCGGGTAATACTGCTGGGTCAATCGTTGATTTACTAACAAACAACTATTTAGATCCAGATACACCGGATCCAGACTTATATCCAAAAGGCATGCTTCTGTGGAATACACGCCGTAGTGGTGGCAATGTCAAACAGTACCGAAACAATTACATCAACACTGCCGAAGACAATGTTCGTTTCTTAGTTGAAACTGAACCAGGTGTATTCAGTGGCGAAAGCATGACAAACTATGCAACTGATCGCTGGGTTACTGCTAGTCCAAACAACGAAGACGGTTCAGGATCGTTCGGACGTAAAGCACAGCGTAGTGTAGTAGTACAGGCTATGAAGAGTATTGTTGATACCAGCGAAGAAATTCGTGACGAAGAGCGTCGTAACTTTAACTTAATTGCTGCTCCAGGATATCCCGAATTACTAAGCAACTTGGTTAATTTAAATATTGATAGAGGGCTAACAGCATTTGTTGTTGGTGACACTCCAATGCGTCTAAGAAGCGATGCAACTAGCCTGACAACTTGGGGAACTAACGCAAATGGCGCATTTGATAATGGCGATAACGGATTAGTTACTTTCGATGAATATGCAGCACTATACTATCCAAACGGTTTCACAACTGACTTAGGTGGTGCAAACGTTGTGGTCCCTGCCAGCCATATGATGCTGCGTACAATTACCTTAAGTGATCAAGTTAGTTATCCTTGGTTTGCTCCAGCTGGAACACGCCGTGGCGGAATTACTAATGCAACTTCGGTAGGATATATCGATGCTAGTACTGGAGAATTTCAAACTGTTGCATTAAACAACGGACAGCGCGATACACTGTACGATCTAAAGATCAATCCTGTTCCATTTTTTGTTGGAGTAGGACACGTTGCATATGGTCAAAAAACACTAGCAAGAAATGCCAGTGCATTAGATCGTATTAATGTTGCTCGTTTAGTGGTTTACTTACGCAGTCAATTAAATAGGCTGGCTCGTCCTTATATCTTTGAACCAAACGACAAGATTACAAGAGACGAAATTAAAGGAGCAGTAGAAAGTTTACTACTGGAACTAGTTGGGTTAAGGGCGTTGAATGACTTTGCAGTAGTTTGCGACGAGTCGAACAATACCCCAGCTAGAGTTGATCGTAATGAATTATGGGTAGATGTTGCGATTGAGCCTGTGAAGGCTGTAGAGTTTATCTACATTCCATTACGTATCCAGAATACAGGAGAGATTTAAAATGGCATTAACATCATTAAACAAAATTTCAGTGCCACCAGCAGGTGCTAACAGCAATACAAACCTGCTAATGCCAAAACTAAAGTATCGCTTTAGGGTGATACTATTAGGATTTGGAGTCGAAGCCAGCACTGAATTAACCAAACAAGTATCTGATATAACTAGGCCTACTGTTACTTTTGAAGAAATGGAAGTGCCTATCTATAACTCAAAGGTATTTTTAGCAGGCAAGTATACTTGGGAAACTATTTCAGTCAACCTACGTGATGATGCTAGCGGAAATGTTACCAAACTAGTAGGTCAACAGATTCAGAAGCAGTTTGACTTTATGGAACAATCCAGTGCAAGAAGTGGAATCGACTATAAATTTCAAACTAATCTTGAAATTCTCGACGGCGGCAACGGTGCAATTGAAGCAACGGTTTTAGAAAAGTGGGAATTATATGGTTGTTTTATCACATCAGCAGATTATGGTGATATGAACTACGGAACTAATGAACCTGCAACAGTTGCAATGACTATTCGTTACGACAACGCTGTTCAATTCAAAGGTGATACTGGTACAGGTGTTGATAGAGGTATCGGCGCAGTTGTCGGTAGGACTATTGGCGAAACAGTGACCGGCGGTAACGGTACTGGACTATAAAAATCAGTAAACCTAAAAACCCGGAGTAAAATCCGGGTTTTTTTATGATATAAATAGTTATATGGCAAACAAATTTACAAGATTTCTCAAAGGTGTTGGCGACGGACTGACCAACCCCAAAGGTGTAATGGCCAATTGGGAACACGCAACACGATTATATGTTGCAGATACGTATCGCTTATCACCTCGAACAAAATTTCTTTTTTACGTTAGGTTTGAATTAGATAAATCTGTAATAAGTTCTAAGGATTATAAAGAAAAACATGCTGATGAAGTTGGTTATCTAATTAAATCAACAGATTTACCTCGATATAAATTCGATGCAGTAACAAAAAATCAATATAATAGAAAAAAAATATTTTATAAGAACTATTCATACGAGCCGATTAGACTTACATTTCATGATGACAGTAACGGAATTATGAATGCAACATGGGCTTTATATATGAGTTCGTATGTTCAGGATAGACTAAACCCTAGTGCAGCATTTAGCGATACGAAATTAAGACCAGCAGGCACTAGTTTAGACGGATTTAGATACGGCCTTGATAAACAAGGAAGAACTGTAGATTTTATAAAATCGATTAGTATCTATACTATGAGTCGCCGAAGATTTTTAGGATACACTTTAGTTAATCCTAAAATTGTCGAGTGGAGCCACGGCGAGGTAGCCTATGCCGATGGTGAATTTGTGGAAAATACCATGCAAGTAGAATACGAATCTGTTGTCTACACGGGCGGGCAAGTATTTCAAGATAGTCCAAAAGGTTTTGCAACATTATATTACGATAATGTTCCTAGTCCGTTAACTGTAGCCGGCGGCGGAACATCAACACTGTTAGGCCAAGGCGGAGTACTCGACGGCCTCGAAAGTGTATTCGGAGACTTGCAATCAGGCGCAGCATTTGATTTAACCAACGGCGGCGCATTGGCTGCTATTATCGCTGGGGTAAATACTGCACGCAATGCAAGTTCATTAACAGGTAATTCTATTTCTCAAGAAGCATTAAATCTAATAAGTAGTCCGGCAGCATTAAAGAATACTATAAATGCTGTCAGTGGACTGATAGGAACAACATTCCCTAAAAATTCCCAAGCTGGTTCCACTACGGTTGCTAATCAGAAATCACTGATTTCCGGCCCACAAATAACAGCTCCTACAACGTCGCCCACCGCAAATACATCTGCAGAAGCGTTTGCTGTGAGACCTCCGGGCACTACAACTACGAGACCTTTATAATATGTCAACTAATTTACCAACACCTGCAAAACAAGATAGTGCATCAGGAACAAAATTATATTTTAATAATTACGGTTCGGGGCCATTAGAGTTGGCTGCTAATGATGTTGCAGCAGCAATTAATTTTTTTGAATCGAAAGGGTTTGATAACGATGCTGCACTGACAGTATCAGCAGCAATACTAGATCAAGCAAAAGTCGACAATGTTTCGATATATAGTCTTTTAGACACTTTAAAGGTGTTTGATAATATCCAATTAAGTGGGCTAGTTGCTGAAATACTTAACAATAATAGACCAATAACATCTTCACTAGGTTATAAAGAAGCAAGAACAGAAGAAAATTTTCAATCTAGAAATATTGCACCATAATGGCTAAGTTTGCGCAAGGTAAATTTACGATGAAGCACCCAGAAAAATACGTGGGCAAAAGGACTCCTTTGGCACGTAGTAGTTGGGAATTTGTTTTTATGAGAATGTTAGACGAACACCCGGGTGTACAAAACTGGGCAAGTGAAAGTATTCAAATACCATATAAAAATCCATTGACTGGTAAACAGACTATATATGTTCCTGATTTTTTTATTGTATACGTAGATAAAAACGGCGGAAAAAAAGTCGAAGTTGTAGAAGTCAAGCCAGAAAACCAAACTAAACTAGAAAGTGTTGGTAAAAGTAGATATAATCAAGAGCAATATGTACAAAATATGGCAAAATGGGAAGCTGCTGCTGCATGGTGTAAACAACAAGGTATTAAGTTTCGAATAATTAACGAAGGCGATATTTTTTATCAA